CACTGTTACCAGTAGCACCGGCAGCGCCGGCAACGCCAGTGTCACCAGTAGCACCAGTAGCACCGGCAACGCCAGTGTCACCTTTAGCACCGGCAACGCCTGCTGCACCTATAGCACCAGTTATAATTGTAGCGTTTGAGTCGTTTGCGTTAGCTGCTGTTAGAGTAACATTGTTTTCAGTACCTGTTGTAAGAACACCTACTACAGTATTGTTGTTAGTAGTGTCTACAACGTGTTCAGCAGAAACTCCATCTGTGCCAATAACAGGATATACAGCATACTCGTGTCCATCGTTTAAAACAGCGTCTCCGCTATTAGCAACAGAATCTCCATTTCTGCTACTTATAAACGAGTCAGTGGCTTGGTCATATACCCATGTTTCGTTATATATAGTGTCGTCACCGCCGCCGTTGTCTCCGTTAGCAGCAGCGGCATCTGAAGTAACTGTAGCAGCTATTGTTTCAGTATCTCCTTCAAGATCACTATCTCCTACTAAAATAGAGCTGCCAGCAGCAGTAGAGTCAGTAGCAGCAGTAGAGTCAGTAGCAGCAGCGTCAGCAGCAGCAGCGTCAGCAGCAGCTTGAGAGGCAGCTTGAGCCGCTGCCGTTGTTGCGTCATCTGCTACAAACATATCGTTAGAGCCAACAGTTAAATTAACCAAACCTGCTGTAGGGTCGTTAACGTTGTCTAATGCTGCTTGTATCTGTTCAGGCGTAGCCTGTGTAGAGTCAAAGCCTATTAAACCATTAAGAGCCTTTATTCCTGCTGCAATCTGCTCTTCTAAACCCAATGTACCTCCTATGTTAGAAACAGCGCCACCAATAATATTATCTAAAATGCCTGTGGTTACGTCTCGATTAAACGCATCGCTTTGTCCGGGCAAATAAGACGCAACGCCACCAAATGTTTCGCTTTGACCGTATATGTCAGCCATTGGATCGTTCAGGTCTGAAAAAATACCCATAATAATTCCTAGTTGTTTCGCTCTACTTTCTTAACTTTCTCAAAGCTGCGTAAGCCGCCAAGACCGAGCATACCCATTAACACAGGCAGCATTGTAGCAAGGTCAATCATAGGCACTTCAACGCCTGTTTCAAGAAGATTTAGGGTCATGTTAGCAAACGGTATTATCAAAAAGTTGCCTGCCATGCCTAACACACAGACCCATCCACAAGCAGGGCGCCATCCGGCAACAAACATACTGTTGTGCTTAGCTTCGATCTTGTTAATCTCTAGCTGTGCTTTGACTTGTTCATGCGTATGGCGCTCTGCCATAGTCGCAATGTCATGGGCTAACTTTTCTTTTAAGTCTTTATCAGGTATTGCCTTGTCTAACAAGTCCGATACTGGCCCTATAAGCGATCCTAACATTGCTAACATCTAAGCCACCGCTAACACAATAAGGATAAAAGCAGCTAATAAAATAGCAACAGTAGCCTGCTCGTCAGTTGCACTCATAAACTTAGCTTTTACAAACTTACCTATGATTTTAGCATATTTCATATACTTATGTCCTGTTATTTAATACTGTTAAATTTGGTTTAACGTCTTCTTCAGGCTCTATCATAAAGTAGTAAAGCTCTAATAACTCTTCTACTGAGTAGTTGCCTTGTGTTGCTCTGACTAGCTCAAGCATTAATGTCTGCTTAGCCTCGTCAAGAGTCATTAGTATGTACCACCGTCAACAGTAGATAAATTTACTGTGCCAGCAGCTGTTAAGTTAGCCATTGTTACTGTGCCTGTAAACGTAGGAGATGCTGTGTTGGCCTTGCTGTTTACTGCAACAGCGATAGCATCAAACTCAGCGCCTACTTCAGTACCTTTAATTACTTTAGCAGGGTTGCCGCTAACCATTGCGTCTTTAGCTGCAAAGTTAGTTATTTTAGTGTAATTACTCATTAAACAATCCTTCCTAGTAATGCGTGAATGTTTATTTCTTGTAGCGCAATAGTTTTGCCTTCTACTGTCGTCTCTACGCCCACAGCTACTACAGTTCCTTGACCACTAGTGTTGATCTTTTGACGGTTAATAAGAGATATAGACGATGAATACTCAGCCTCTGTGTTAAACTCTGAAATGTTGTACTGACCCACGTTAGACTTAGGCAGTGTATACGCCTGCTTAGTGTACGCACCAGAGTAGTCATAAGCCCAGTTAAGCACTACAGTAGCTTCAGCGCCGTCAAACGTAATTAAGTTTATTTTCTTTAAGAACTTGAGCTTAGATGTGTCACCAAAGCTCAACGGATGGCTAAAGTAGCTGAGCAAGTAACCAGTAGTGTTGTCTGTAAAGCCTGAGTAACTAGCTACACCTGTCTTAGAACCTATGTACAAATCTTCTGTTGATGTAGTTGTAAAACACAATGGATTAATGTGCGACCATGTAGTTGCTCTGTAGCTTCCGTCTTGTAGCGGAAACCGTGTATCAAAGCAGTAGACAACGCCTAATTCTTGAAAGTTAAGCAGCACAAACGCCTCACGAGGAGAGTAGTGCATACTAATATTACCTGTCTCTACTATAAACAAAGACTTAATATCGTTGTTTACGTTCTTAGAAACGTCACCAATAGGCGCTGACTTCTCTTGTATTGTCCTAGCAAGGCTACGCACACCTGAGTCATCTAAAAAGATCAAGTCTTTACCAGTAGACACAACAGCGTCTCGTGACACGCAACCTACGTTAGAAATTGTATCGCTCAGCGTCATAGTAGCCGGACTGTCTGCACCTGAGTAGATAACTATAGAGCTACGTCCAAAGATCACTAGGAAGCCGTTGTGAGCCGCTAGAGCAACGATAGTGTCATACCCTGTAGGCCACACTTTAGTAATGTCTATTGAGCCTGTAGAGCCTCCTGTCCAGTGTGTGCCATTAAGCAAATCAGACCAGTAGATAGTAGACTTGTCGTTAGTAAAGTCAGCAACCCACAATCTACCAAACGCTGCTAGACACTCATTGCCTTGTGGCGGTGTGCCTGTAGAGTGTGTATGGGCAGACATCTTTTCTACTGTGCCTACATGGTCAGAATACAGCAGCGGTTCTTGACCACGTTGAAACATAAACATATGGTCATTGAACGATACAAACTTCCAGTTGTTAGCAGCAATAGTATAAGAAGAGGGCGTTGCGTCTACTAATGTTGTAGTGCCTGTAAATATCTTGTTGTTGCCTGCTGATAAGAATTTTATGTCTCCGTCTTCTGCAACAAACTCACCCATAGACTCAATACCGTCAGAGCTGCCAAGAACAGCAGGGCCGTTAGTAGTAAGCATGGTGTAGCCCTTACGAGAGGCTATCCTGCCTTCTTTGTCAATTACACAGTTATCAGCAACAGCAGCAAAACTAGGCTCTTGCGCTAACGGCGCATCTTGCGTGTTAATGCCTGCAAATCCTGGGGCTGTAATTGTAATGCTCTGTAGTTGTTGAGCCATTAGAGTTCCTTATACAGCAACAAATGTGGTGTCTTCTGCATACTTGTTAGCGTCAAACGCTACAGCATCAGACAACGTAGCATCAGCTATAGCAAACTGTTCTGCTGCTGACTGACCACCTGTTTCGCCACGCTCACGTAACGCCATAGCTAAACTAAGTTGTAACACAGGGTTGTATGGCACTTTCAATACATCAGCGTCTGCTGTTAAATCAGCCTGTCTAGCAAACGCATCAAAGAACAAGCTATAAATGTTGTCAGGCTGTGGATACACTTGTACAGTAATGTCTCCATTAGCGTCTGTACCAGTAAAAGCAAACTTAGAAGGAGAACCAGAAGCAGGCGTCATTAGTTTATAATACCTGTTCATTTCTGTTCTGTTGCTAGACATAAACCTAGTCTTACTTGTTGTGTTCAACGCTTCTCGTACTTCTACTTCTTGTCCTGCGTTTGTTAGAGGATACACAGACGTTCCGTTAACTGTGTCAAAGTCAATAGCAACGCGCAAAGCAGACCAACTGTGCGAGTCTTCTACAAGCTGTTTAGCGTCATTAACAAAGTCGCCAATCAAGGCTGAATAGCTTGTCTCCGCTACTGTGTCTACTTGCGCTTCACGCAGCCTGCGTAGAACACTGTTTACTAGTTCTAAATATGTCATCCTAGTTTCCTATGTATGTAAAAACAGCGCCTATGCTTGCAACAATAACTATCCAGATTAGCCGCTCTGTTACTCTTGCACTAGCCATGTTCTCAGCTAAACTTTCCATCTTATTCTCTATAGCGTCTACTTTATTTTCAATATGTGACTGTCGATTAAACACAGTAACAAGTCTTTCTTCAACTCGTGCTAACGAGACGATGGCTTCTTGTAGTGTGTCGATTTTACGTTCTACTCTACTCAAACGGTCTTCCATTAATCTACTACCCTACTGCTATAGCAGCTATATAAATGGCAGAGCCTGCACACAGTGCAAGTGCAAACAGAGCAATAATTAAATTCTTTGCTTCTTGCTGCCGTTTTAGCTTCTCACGTTGCAGCTTTAAAAGCTCACGCTTAGCAAGCTCTCTACGGTCACGCTCTTCAGTCCTTACTCGTAGCATCTTTTGATACAAAGGAGTCTTGCCTTGAGCCATAAACATCTTCTTAATCTTGGCTT